TGCCCAGCCCGCCGCCCGCGAGCCCCGTCCCGAACGAAGTAAGCGGGGCTTCAACCCTTGGCGCCGTGAAGTCGGCGACCAACTGTAGAATCTGATCTATGCGTTTTTACCTCGGGACGAGCGAACTCGACAAAATCATCTGTGGTGACTCCGTCAAAGAAATGCGCAAAATGCCGTCTGAATCAATCGACCTTGTGGTGACGTCGCCGCCTTACAACCTCAAGAATTCAACAGGAAATGGAATGAAAGACGGCCGGGGCAGCAAATGGTCATCAGCCACGCTCAGAGACGGCTACGCACATCACTCCGACAACATGCCGCACGAGGAATACGTCGCTTGGCAGCGTGAGTGTCTCGCCGAAATGTTCCGCCTCATCAAGCCCACTGGAGCCATTTTCTACAACCACAAGTGGCGAGTCCAGAACGGTTTGCTACAAGACCGACAGGACATTGTCAGTGGGCTTCCTGTCCGACAAATCATCATCTGGCGGCGTAAGGGTGGAATAAATTTCAACCCGGGATACTTCCTGCCGACCTATGAAGTTATCTACCTCATCGCAAAGCCTGAGTTCACTCTTGCGCCAAAGGCCAACGCGGCCGGAGATGTATGGGAGTTTGCGCAGGAGATGAACAACGAACATCCAGCACCGTTCCCGGTGGCTTTGATTGAGAGAATCATCAGTTCTACAAATGCCGAGGTAGTACTCGACCCATTTATGGGAAGTGGAACTACAGCCGTTGCCGCAAAGCAACTCGGGAGGCGATTTGTTGGGATAGAACTGTCCCCTGAATACTGTAAGAACGCGAGAGCACGGATTGCGAAGTTGCCGCCCACGCTCTTCTCGGGATGATGGTCAGGGGAGAATGAGGCAGTTCACGTCTCCGAACGGTCGTGTAGGCCGCTTGCAGGTAGGTTTCGATCACATCGTCCGCAGAGCCCCCATTGACACCGGAGTGGGAGAGTATTGCCACTACTCGCATCATTTGACCAGGACATCTTGCTCCCCGTCTAGTGCTTAGGCGGAACTTGTCGACACCAGTTGTGGCGAAACCACCACAGCCGGTTGCGTACCTTTGCGAACGGACCACTGAACTCTGCTCGGTGGTCAGCGATACACGTCGATGTGTACGTGATCATGGCTGTTAACCTCCTCCTGGTTTAGGAGTGGCAGTTTAGCCTTCTTGGCTTGGTGTTGCAAGTCGTTCGGCTTCCGTGGCACAAAGACGGGAGCAGTGGAGCACCGACTGGAATTCCCACATGATTCCGCGTCGTACTTCGGTTCCACAGGAGCAGGTGCGCGAAGTTCCGGCAACCTGAACGGGGTACACGCTGGTAGCAGTACGCGAACTGTTTTTAGAGGATCTATTTTTCATGGGGTGCCTCTGACTTGCGGTTTCTAATAGTCTAGCACAATGGTCAGGTGTCTCAGATCTTTTATTTAGATTTGAAACATAACCGTGTCTTTGTAGATTACATTTAGAGTATGGCTCACGACATAGAGATCAATAAAGACGGAACGGCGCGAATTGCCTGGGCAGACAGGGAAATCCCTTGGCACAGGCTGGGCACGCCCATGACCGGGCTACAAACAGCCGAGGCGATGCTCGCCGCCGCACAGGCCGACTATCAAGTTAAGTTGATGCAGGTCGCGGCCGTTGACGAAAACGGTGAAGTGCTTCGCAACCCAGACGGATCACCGGTTCTTGTGGATGAGAGTCAGGCAACCGTACGAATCAACAAGGACGGCACTTACGACGGACTAGCCACCGTTGGAACACGATTCTCTATTCACCAGAACGGTGAAGTGCTCGAACGTGCTCTGGAGATCGTTGGGGCCGCCAATGGTGACGCTGTCATGGATGTTGTTGGTGTGCTCGACGGCGGCAGGGAGTTTTTCGCAACGATCGACCTGGGAACACTCATCATTGACCCTAATGGTGTCAAGGATAAGATTTCTCGTTACCTTGTCGTGCGCAACGGACACAACGGCAAGATACCGATTACCTACGCCAATACTGATGTCAGGGCTGTTTGCGCCAACACCGTGAAACTCGGACTGAAGAATGCGAACGGCATCTACAAGGCTCGGCACACACCTTCAAGTGAAGTTTCGATCGAGGACGCAAGAATCGTGCTCGGCATGTCCGTGGACTGGGCGACAAACTTCAAGGCGATGGCAGAACGGATGCTTGCGATCCCAGTTACCGAAGCGTCTGGACGCCTGGATCGCGTGGTGAACAAGGTGTTCCCAATCAAGAGCCAGGAATCAGATCGGCAGCGCAAAAACCGTGAGGATATTGTGGCGCTGATTCACGACCTGTACGGGAGCAACAAGAATGCTGGAGCCTTCGGTCAGAACGGCTGGTCTGCCTATAACTCAATCGTCGAATATTTGGATCACTACCGCATTGCTGGACCCGACGAGAGGGCGTTGACTTCTATGGATGACCTGTCCTGGGTGAGCCGGTTGAAATACCAGGCTCAGTCTGCCGTGTTGGCTTTGGTTTAGGCTTCGACCTTCACCGACAAAGATGCGTAGCCTTCTTTGACATCGACTACAACTAAATCGAGTTCTTCGAAAATCATGTCCGCGATCAGCGACAAGGAGTCTCGAATGTCGTTAGCGTCGCCCTCTTCGTCGGACGCCAGTTCAACCAAGATGTCAACAATTTTTTCGTGAATTTTCAGTCTTGCTTCGTTGTCATTCATGGGTGGAGATGCTAGCGTGGGGGTTGCCACTAGGCAAGTAGTGACGGAAAACAGTCAGAAACATTAAGGAGAATCATGCCGTCTACATCGATCACGGTTTCTGGGAACATCACCCAGGATCCGAAACTCAAGTTCACGTCGAGCGGCAGCGCACTGCTGTCGTTCTCCGTTGCCGCGAACTACTCATGGAAGAATCAGAACGACGAGTGGGAGAAGAAGACATCGTATTTCGATGTGACCGCTTGGCGTGATCTTGCTGAGGATGCCGCCAATGTGCTTCTCAAGGGAGTTGGCGTCACGGTGACGGGACGACTTGAACAGCGTTCCTGGGAAGACGAGGAGTCGGGCCAGAAGCGAAGCAAGATCGAAATCATCGCCGACCAGATCGCGGTGAATGTTCGTTCGATCGACTCGTTTGTGCGTCGCAAGTCAGAAGGCGACGGAGGCGGTAAGCAGAAGACTTTTGCTGCCGCGAAGACCACAAGCAAGTCGGCAAGTTCGCGAGACGACGAACCGTTCTGATCTCCCCCTAGTCAGAAGGTTTGTTTCCGCGTCGGCAGAGGCCACCCCGCCCCCCACGGTGGCCTCTGCCACTTTCTTTTATGGAGAGAAAATGAAGGCTTGGGAAGTAGCCGAGAAGTTACCGAAAGAACTTCGAGAGTACGCAAGCGTGTTTATCAAGTCAGAGGAGTACAGCGATCCGTTTGCTCCTCCGTCAACTATTCAGGATGTTGTCTGGCTGAGCGAAACTCAACGCGGAAAGCAGATTTCTGAAGAATCGTTGAACTGGATTGCGGAATGGCTCGATTCTCGTGAGGACGCAGAGGAAAGCGCTAAGGCTTTGCTGGAGCGGATTCATGCGAAGCATCCTTTGCCGACGAACCAGCAGGTTCTTGCGGGCGAGAACATCCCGGAGTATGTGATTGCGCCGTGGTACAAGATCCTGCAGCAACCATGGTCACGGATGTTTGAGGATGCCATCGAGCAGGGCTGGAAGTGGCTGAAAAGCAACTAAGCGCCAAGAAGGCTCCTCGTCGTCCGATTCTTGACATTGTGCGTGTTGGCGACTGGGGTGAGGTTGAGTACCGTCACCGGATGTCGTGCGGCCATACGATCATCCGTAAGCGCAGCAGTTCTGCTCTGGTGTTGGCGTGCGTCGATTGTTTGAAGGCTGCGGCGTTCTCTAAAGGTTCGTTGCCGTCAATGAACGAGTCCGACGATGTTGATGTGTTCCGTGCTGAGATTGTTGATGCTGGGATCCAGTCGGCTTTGGCGTCTATCGTCGGCGTTTCGCCGGAGGCCGTGGATGTTGTCATGGACGCCAATGGGAAGATCAGGTACGGCCTGATTTTTGTGTCGTCTGACGACATTGCCCGTCTTATTTCTTGAAAGACTTGACATTTGCCGTAAGATTTTGTACAACTGGGGGATGGTTGTACCAGTAGTTCGAGTGGAGGGCGTCGTGTCTGAAAGAAGTGTGAGTGACCGTGTTGTCGTGCGGTTGGAACCGTGGGAGTACGCCCATGCCTGCGATGTGGGGATTAGGCGTTTTACTGCTAATTGGGGCAAGGCAGATGCCGCGTACTACAACCGCAGTCGCATGGAGGACGACAGGACTGCTTCTGTTGCCGCCGCAATCTGTGAACTTGCCGTCGCCAAGCACACGAACAGGTACTGGTCTGGCCATGTTTGGCATCAGTCTGAGCACGCCAGGTACGAAGATTTACCTGATGTGGGGCGAAATATCGAGGTGCGACGCATCCGAACGGGTACGTCTGCTGCCGTGAGGAAACATCAACTTGGTAAGGGTCTTGTTCTGTGGGTTGCGAAGCCTCTGGAACCGGAGTTCACTGAAGTTGAATTGTACGGGTGGATGCATTACGATGAGGCTTGGGAGAAGGGTCGTCCATCTAGGTACGCCCCAGAGTCGACGAGAGTCATCGATGTGTCTGCTCTCAATCTGAATCGGAGGAATAATGAATCGTGAAACCATTGCTGCTGTCGCAGATTTGATGGATGAGAGCCTGATGCTTGCCGATGACCTTGATGAAGCGTTCATCGGTGTAGGAAAACGGTGTAATCAGCCGACAATCGCCGTGTACTCCCACGAACGCATTATGGACATCCTTGTCGAAAGAGACGGCATGGATTACGACGAAGCCGCCGAATTCATCGACTACAACATCATTGGTGGCTGGCATGGCCCACAAACACCGCTGGTACTGATCGAAATCCAGGACAAAGAACAAGATCAGCCGGGCGATGTCATCAAATTCTACGCCGACGAGGCAGAAGCCCTGAAACGGGAACTCAAGACGCTGAACGAACTCCAGAACATGCTGGTACGCGAACTTGACGCATGGTTCGAGTCCTGCCCGAAGGTTCTTCGACGATGGCTGATCGGGCGCATGGAGAAGCAACGAGGAATCGGTTAAAAATTACGATTTGCCAAATATCCAAATAACTGCTAGACTTCCGTCACAGCAATCAGAAAGGCTTTACATGAAACGAGTCATCACAATCGCTCTCGCAGCCACCGTACTGGTGGGTTGCACAAAAGTTGTCGAAGTACAAACCACTGTTCCTGTTACGCCTTCAACGACGGAACCGGCGTCGTCCTACGATTCAGAGTCTCTTGGTTCTGGCATGACGGTGCGCGAACAATTCATCGAAGGTGTCGAAACGCTTTACGGCATCCCTTATGGCACGAGCACTGTCACCATGTGGGAGGCCGGAAACGCAATCTGCGATATGGCAGCACAGGGTTACACGCTGGACGAAATCTCTACCGAACTTATTGTTGCTTCCGAGTTCGATGGCGAGGTCATGGATTTCATGGCCGCTGTTGCCGCGTCTGCGTTCACATTCATTTGTCCGGAGTACGGCTACTTGTTTGACGAGTCGTCAGGGTTCTGATAAGGAAAACGATGGATATCAGACAGGAACTGTGTTCCAGAATCATCGAGCCGTTCGAGAAACAAGTCGCCTGCGAGGAAGGATGGGATGGCCTCCTGTTCGACCTCCACGACAAACTGGTCGCCGTTGACCCGAACTACACGATCTGTCAGGTCAAAGAAAAGTTCGGGAGCCTCAGGGTGTACTACAACGCCAGCGACCCGACACTTGACCGTGTCATGGGTTCTGTCGTACGGCTCTACCAGGACCTGTCGTTGAGTGTATGCGAGAAAACCGGAAGACCCGGTTCTCTCAAAGTGAAAGACGGCATCTATAAGACGCTGGCAGATAGTTACATTGCAGAAGGTTGGGTAAAAGTTGATGTCGTGAGAACGATGCCAACAACACTGGAGGAATAATGAACGTAGAAGAAATCAGCCGCGAATATAAGAAGAATGTGTCGCTGCTTATAGAGAAGTATGGCGAGTTGGCGTTGTGGGGTTCTGCCCCCGCCGAAGAGGTGCGGTATGTGACCGAGTTGTCGCGTGCCCGATATGTCCTTCTCACGAACCCTGGGGATGCGTCTGCGTTGCGTCGCCATGCGATACCGCAGAGGATCATCGTCGAGTTGGGTTTTGAGGAGCAGGATGTCGAGAAGCCTGCCCGTCGCGCTGACAAGTACAAGAAGATCGTTGACTGGTGTGCTGAGAACACGCTGGTTCAGGTGACGGCAGAGCAGATTGGTGAAGTGGGCGAGGTGTCGTACCCGACTGCTTTGAAGTTCATCAAGGAGCGCCCTGACTTGTTTCGTGTGGTGAAGCGAGGCGTGTACGAAGTCCGTGACCCTGAGGCTGACCGCAGGGAGGACCGCAATGCCTGATGACATGGTGAAGTTAGGAGGCGTGCTGTGAGTTTGGTTGATTTGTTTATTGTTGGGGCGATCGTGCATTTCTGTATTCTCGGTTTGCACCTTGTGCGCCACATCGAACGAGATGAGCAGAAGCCGTCAACGAATGTGGTGTACCGCTGGTATGACCGGTTTCTTGGTGAAAGCAGCGAAAGGAAGTAGAGGAATGGGTAGAAGTTTCCTCGAAGACATGTTCGACGACCCTGAGAACGACGACGAACTCGACTGGTATGTCGATCAGGGTTTGGCGTTGCATCCCGACGAAATGTTGATCAAAGCCACATGGACGAAGCACGGGTTGCGTAAAGCCCATCATCGGCGGGTTCGCCGTTCCGACAAATCGGATTGACGGCAACTCTCAATGATCAAACTGATTGACTGCATGTCGGGTCTCGCCGAGATTCCGTCTGGGAGCGTGAACTGCATCGTCACTTCGCCTCCTTACAACAAAAAGGGACTTCTCGGCAAGGTCAAGCACGGCAATCAGATTTGGGGCAGGTTCAACATCGATTACTCGTCGTATGGCGACGACATGGATGAGGGCGAATACCAGTCGTGGATGATCGATGTCATCAACGAATGTGTCCGTGTCATCAAAGATGATGGGAGCATCTTCTTCAACCATAAGCCGCGACGGCATAATAATCGATGTCATCTGCCAACAGATTTCATCAGTAGGACTTCTGCGACGATCTACCAACTGATCGTGTGGGACAGGAAGAACTCGCCGAACATCCGTGGGGACATCCTGGTTCCCTCTACCGAACACATTTACTGGCTTTGCAAAGGCAAGCCCAAAGTGTTCCGAAACAATCTAGATAAAGAGTTCGTCGGTGAGGTTTGGAACATCCCAGCCAAAAGACAGTCGTTCCACCCGGCTCCGTTCCCGCTGCAACTCGCAGAGAACTGCATCCTTCTTTCGACTGAAGTCGGGGATACGGTGCTCGATCCTTTCGCTGGATCGGGAACTGTTGGTGTCGCCTGCACGAAAACGAACAGGGATTTCATCGGATTTGACATCGACGAAACTTACGTCGATAATGGAAATAAGGAAATCTTGTCCGCTTCGAGCGAAACAAACTGTTTAACCATGGAGGAGTAACCTATATGCAAACTTTTGTGCCCCTTGGGGCTGACTTTGCAGGAAATGCCCGCGTACTGGATAGACAGCGGCTGGGGAAGCAAAGAGTCGAAGGACTGCAGATCCTGAACACTCTTTGCGGTATAAGTAGTGGGTGGCGTTCGCATCCGATCGTGAAGATGTGGGCTGGCTACGAGAACGCACTGATTGATTATGTTGTCGCCATGTGTGACGAGTGGATTTCTCGTGGCTACAAGGACACATGTAGAGAGAAGGTTTTGGCCTTCCGCGAGAACCTTCCAGCGGAGAGTGGCGTGCCGGAGTGGCTACATGATGTCGAGGTACAGGAATCTCACCGAGCGAACCTAGTCAGGAAACTACCGGAACACTATTTAGTGTTTTGGCCCAATGTTGATCCCAGCATGGAGTACAAATGGGTGGCGTGAAAGTGCTGTCGAACAAGTAGGGTTGTTATATGAGATTAGAAAAAGAAGCCATTTATGTGAAGACGCTTCTTTATGCTGATGTTCTAGCGTCCGCAGTTCAAGGCTTGGAGCAGATCCCGCCTGCTCTCGTTGGACCTTTGCGAGCGTATCTGGAGTGCCGTCAAATCAACGGCCATTCACGGCAGACAGGTTTCCCTCAGGACGGCCTGCAATACAAGAACGGAGACAACTGACATGAAGACAGTGCTGCTGGCGGTGGTGATTGTCGCTGCTGTTTTGACGCCGATCATTCTGATCGTGCGCCATCTAGCAAAGGACGACACGGCAAAACTCGAACGGTCGCTTCGTGACGAACGCGAATCGTGGGACCGGTTCAAGCGGGTCGTCGACAAGGACATGGACGATCTTCGCAGTCGAGGTTTTTCACTCAGAACGAAAGAGTCGGAAGATAGGTGACGCGTCAACGCATGTTCCTTGACATGTCCTGTGTGGACGCTGCTAGGGAACGAATCAGACATGTTTACGACACGTTCGACACGGTGTGCGTACAGTTCTCAGGAGGGAAGGACTCTACCGCTGTCCTGTATCTGGCGAAAGAGGTTCACGACGAACGCGGCCTTGGGCCTGTCAAAGCGATCTTCCGTGACGAGGAGATGGTGTCTCCAGCGACAGTCAGGTTCTTGGAAGAGGTCCGGAACTACGACTGGGTGGAGATGGAATGGTACTGTCTGCCTGTCGCTACCGAAGTGTGGGTGTTGGGTCGCCGAGAATACTGTTTGTTGTGGTCTGCGAAAAGGGAACGGGAAGGGCGCCTTGTTCGTTCGATCCCGGAGTGGGCGATCACGGCTGAACATTTCGGTTTGACGCGAGATAAGCCTGTCCCCGAAGCCGTTGACTACTACACGATGCAAGGCAAGAAGGGCCGCACCGCTTTCATTATGGGTGTCAGGGCTAACGAATCCATGTTACGCTATAGGTCGTGCGTACAGAAACTGCACGAAAACTACATTACGGCACCCTACAAACTGAACAGGAACATCCCGTTGCGGTTTGTGAAGCCGATCTACGACTGGACAACCGATGACGTTCTTAAGTTCGTTGTGGAAGAACACGGTGGAACGTACTGCGAATACTACGATCTTGCCGCTGTTGCTGGCGGGAATACTCGTGTTGGTGTTCCACTTCATGCTGTCGCTGCTCGGCGCCTAAACGACGTCGTTAACACTGAACCCGAGTTCTACGACAGGCTCGCCGAATGTTTCCCTCACATTGACGCCCAAAGGCGTCTGTGGGCCGATTTTGACATTGAGACCCTCATCATGTCGTATGCGTCCGCAGGCTGGGATGGGGTGCGGGAATGCATCTCCCAGAACATGGTGACGCCCGGTTTGCGTAAACGGGCGATGGCGTACTCTGCGAAATTCCGGCAGAAACATTTGCAGGATCCGCGATCGTACCCGATACACTCGCTGGTCCGAACGTTGCTGTTGAACGACTTTCATTCGACAGCGATCAACCCTGTGGGACCGAAAACGAGAGCGTACACATTGTCCAGAACGGAAGATCCAGAATGACGACCATTACGAGACAACTGCGTCTCCGAGCCTCAACTTCACCACTGACAAGCAACACCGACAAGCATTTGATGGTGAAGGCCGCAGAACAAATCGAAGACCTCCAACGACTACTCAACGCCTGCAAACAGCAGAAACAAGAACAGTTGCAACGCTTCGCACAATCCGCTAAAGACCACGATCACGACAGCAGCGTCGCCCCCTGGGAAACACGATGAGACACGTCACAATCACCATACAAGACAGCAGCACCTGGGTAAGAACCCGCGTCCAAACCTGGAGCGAACAGATCCACCTCACCCACTACACCTACTCCCACGACGGAGAACAAGAAACGGAAGCGCCGTCGTTCAGCAAAGAAGGCGCCCAAACGCTCGCCAACCTTCTGTGGATGCTCACCGAACAACGATGAACCTTCAAACCCTCACGACAGACGACCTGAAACCAGGCCCCTGGAAATCCACCTACATCCTCAAAACCGACCTGAAAGCGTTAGCAGCATCCCTACAGATGTTCGGCTGGACGCAACCAATCGTCGCACGCCAAAACACCCTCGAAATCATTGACGGCCACGAACGCTGGAACCTGACCCGCAACACCCCACTCGGCAAAACAATCCCAGTACACCTCTACGACGGCGACACCATCGACAGCACACTCCTCCACATCCACCTCAACAGAGACAGAGGAAACCTACAAGCACGCCACCTAGGGCGCCTCCTCAACAAGATACTCACCTCACGCAAATACAGCGAACAACAGTTACGCACCCAATACGCAATGAGTGCAGACGAACTTGACGTCCTCCTAGTAGGAACACTCCTACGCCAACGCAACGTCGCAGAACACAAATACAGTCGTGCCTGGGTCCCAATCGAAGCACCAGCAGGAACCTACACAGAAATCGTATTCGAAACCCCACCCAACAACGACCAAGGAAAAGACCAGTGAGCGAACTCGGATCAGTACGCCTCGACGCAGTAATGGCAGACGACCTTTCAGTCGTCAACTCAGCACGAATCAGTTTCGCCAAACACGTCACAGAACTCACAGAAGCAGACACAGCCCTCATCAACTATCTGATGAGAGAACGACATGGAACCCCCTTCGAACACAACGCATTCAGATTCCACATACGCTGCCCCATCTTCGTCGCCAGAGAATGGTTTCGCCACAGAATCGGCTCCTTCAACGAATTCTCAGGACGCTACAGCGAATTCACCCCAGACGCCTACATTCCGCCTGTGGAAGACATCAGAACCCAAACAGGCAAACCAGGCAACTACACCTACGAACAAGCCGAACAACACGTAGCGATCGACGCCAGAAACCGCATCGAATACGCCTACAAAGTCGCCTTCGACGCCTACAACCACATGCTCGCTCAAGGAGTCGCCAAAGAAATCGCACGCACAGTCATCCCAGTAGGCGCATACACCGAATTCTACTGGACAGTCAACGCACGCTCCCTAATGAACTTCGTCTCCCTACGCACCCACGAAACCGCCCAACTCGAAATCAGAGCATTCGCAGACCGCATCGAACAACACTTCGCACAACACATGCCCATCACCCACGAAGCATTCACCAAACACGGCAGACGAGCACCCTAACAACCACCCCACAAAACACCCATCAACCCACCAGAAACGAAAGCACACAACCATGACAAACGAACTCACAGAAATCAAACAAATCTGGCTACGACCAGACAACCAACTCCACGAACCCAACTGCTGGAGATGGCACCACAAATGCGCAATCGCACGACTCATCGCAACCATCCAACAACTCCAAACCACCACCCCACCACCCAAACCCACCAAAACCAAAACCACCAAACCCACCACACCCAAACCCACCCCCCACAAACAAC